GTGCTGACTGATACAAAATTAAAAAGTATGAAGCCACAGGACAGGCTTTATAAAGTGTCTGACCGTGATGGTTTGTATGTCGCTGTCACAAAAAATGGAACAATTTCATTCAGGTATGATTACCGCTTTAATGGCCGCCGTGAAACGGTGACGTTTGGCAAATACGGGTCTGACGGTATCACGCTGGCACAGGCCCGCGAATTACTGAATGATGCAAAAAAGCAACTGAATGCAGGAATATCACCGGCTGCAAGCAAGCGTGACGGTATTGATAAGCGAAAGGGTGCGACGGTATTCAGCGAATATACCGTCAGATATCTGCGTGAAGCCCGCCTGGCGGATTCGACACGGGCAATGAAATCCTCGGTGATCGAACGTGAGATAGCGCCGGTGCTTGGTCGCCTGACGCTGGAAGAGATAAGCACCCAGCGGTTACGGGCATTGTGTGAAAAGATCCGTGATCGTGGTGGTCGGGCAACCGCATTACAGGTACGTGAGATTGTTGGCGCGGTATTTGATTATGCCATTGACCGCGGCTATGAGATCAGTAACCCGGCAGCAGGCATAAAAGCATCCACGATCGCCACCTTTGAGCCGCGTGAGCGTGCTATGTCACCAAAAGAGATCGGCATATTCTTCCGGGAACTGGAGAACTACAGCTGTTATCCGACGCTGAAACTGGCCGTTAAATTTGTACTGTTAACTCTGGTGCGGAAAACGGAATTTATCAAAGCCACCTGGGAAGAAGTCGATTTTAAACGTGCTCAGTGGGTGATCCCGAAAGAACGGATGAAGCGCCGCCGGGAGCATGTGATTTATCTCTCCTGGCAGGCGCTGGATATGATGACCGGATTTCAGGTTTGCGCCATGGGGAGTGAATACCTGATCCCCGGGCGCTATGACATCCGTAAGCCGCTGTCGAATGCAGCGCTGAATAATGTGATTGATGGTGTGGTTAAGCGGATAAATGAGAAGGGAATTAACTTTGAACCGCTGACGGTACATGACCTGCGCCGGACGGCCAGTACGCTGTTGCATGAGGCTGGGTTTAATTCCGACTGGATAGAGAAGTGTCTGGCCCACGAACAAAAAGGCGTCCGTGCCGTGTACAACAAAGCGGAATACGCTGAGCAGCGTCGCGACATGTTGCAGCAGTGGGCCGATATGGTTGACGGGTGGATTGAAGAGGGGAAAGCGGGGTAATTACTCGTCGCCTAATACTTTGCTGGCGATCAGGGATGAAAGATAACACGCGCCGGCAGGCAGCCAGAATGTGGAATAAAACATTACAGCTGCTATGTCGGTGCGGGTATCTGCGCTTCTACTCAGTTCTGCGAAGAGATAACCGGCAATCCACAGATAGAGTGCAAGGATTAGCATCAGTACCTCCTATCCGTTTTTGCGCTTGTTCTGTGCGTCATCGTCGCCGCACTCTTTTGAGCAGTACGCGCTGCCGGGCATGACCGGCTCATCACGGCACCAGATACAGAAACCGGTCAGGCTTTTCGGCTTCGGTGGTCGGTTGGCAAGCGCCGTGGTCAAACGCAGTTCGTTTAAGTCATTGGCTTCATCGATAATATCGGCCATAAAATTACCTCAGTTGTATGTCACTGTTAACCTGATCCCCGTACACATCCCAGTCACCGTATTTCTCCCTGGCAAACAGTTCAATGCGCGGGACATCGCCATATAACTCTTCCAGCCGGTGATGTACTTCCTTCGGTTTCTCGCTGTGCTCACCGAGGCAGGAATACACTATCTGCCGGACACTGGCAGACCGGCGTTCCAGTCCCCGGCCTCTGGTAGCAATTAGGCATACCTCTGCATTAGCGCGGGTATAGTTGCCGCCGTTGATGCGCGTCTCTGCGTTCAGAGTGCCCATGAAGTCGAACATGTCTTCTGGCGGATGTTTATCTATCCGATCCCCTGCGTTTTTGTTCAGCTTCACCCACACGAACCCGAAGCCGGTACGTACTTTAAATCCCCATGCCTCAGCCAGTTCGTAAGCCTCACGGACAAAGTTACCCGTGTACCACATGCAGAGTACGGAGTTATCAGAGGCTATCTTTTCGATGGGTAAGCGGGTGAGGGAATAAAAATCGGTGGTGTTGTAGTGGTTATCTGCTGCGCCGTTGGAGGATTTGTTGTTATATTGCCAGGGTGGGTCTGCGAGAATTAAGTCATATTTTTTCATCCTCGGCACCTTTATAAAATGTCATCCAGTGAGTTTTGTCGTTTTTCCCGACCCTCTGAACTACTGTTGGTTTTTCGTCGGTGAGAGCCAGTATTTCCCTGGTAGGTATCTGAGTTTCATTCCATTTAAACATTAGCGCTCCGTGTGGCCGCAGCACCCTGAATGCTTCGCTGAAGCCGGCGGCAAGGTCAGTGCGCCATGAATGTTTATCCAGTGCTCCGTATTTTTTAAACATCCAGCTATTTTTACCGACCCGGACGAGGTGGGGCGGATCAAACAGCACCTGGTAAAATGTTTCATCCGGGAACGGGAGATTTTTAAAGTCAGCGATAATATCAGGTGTTATTTTTAAAATACGTCCATCACATAAAATATGTTCTTCGCTTCTGATATCCATAAACAGAACTCGCGGGTCTTGCTTGTCGTGCATAAACATCCGGCTACCACAGCACATATCAAGTATTGGTTTCATTCTCCGCATCCTTCATCATTAAATAAGCAATGCAAATAGCCCTTGTCAGACTTTTATCTTTTACAGGAGGAATATGCACAGTTCTGACAATCCATGACTCACAGTTGTTATAAAAATCAGGATGAATTGATAATTTCACATCGATAATTAGAGGGAATGCGTCAGCTGGGTTATTGCATGGGTCGAACTCAATCCATTTAGCGCCATTGCCATAAAACACTTTGCTACCACTCAGGTCGGTATCATCATGATTAATTTTTGCTGCTACGAATACAGCCTTATTAATCTCAAAGTCTGATTTGTCACGATATTTGTTCATCGACAGCCTCACATTTTGATTTTAACAACGCAATCACATCATCAACCTGGTCACGCAAAGCTACCAGAGAGTTGATATTCTGCGTTACAACAACAATGATTGGCTCAAGGTCGCCAATTGTCGTGCCTTCCGGGTAGGTGAATTTATTTCCGATATCACGATTGTTATCTTTTCGTTCAGATATCGATAATCCAACACATTGTTCATCTTTATAATCAATGGTTGAAAATACTTTGTCACCAGCACCAATCTCAATAACTACACATTTATTCCCCACGAACCACCTCCGCACACACTAATTCAACATTCCGGACTTCGGTTAACTGTCCGGCTCTTTGCTCACATTCTTCGAGCGTATAAATATCATCGGTAACAGGCACAGCAGAGCCGTGCATCACCAGTAGTAATACAAATCCGATTGTCATGGTTAGCTCTTAATTTTGGGTATAAAAAACCCTGCTAGTGCAGGGTGATTGTGGGTTAAAGAAATTCGGCAGGTATGGGCCTTGGCTTGTATTCATCTATAGCTGAACCAGCTTCATCTGTGTCAAAATTGCTATTGACAACTATTGCGTAAGTACTACCTTTATAAAATACAGGAATAACATCTAATGAATACCCTATATTCTGTGGTGATTTATTATTTGATGATATTACTTTCTTGAAAATTGGTATTTTTTTCATGTATTTTTCTTTTGTTAATATATCACCATGCATGTCACCACCGAAAACCAAATAATCAACTGACATATGCCCTCCTTTATGTTGAATTTAAACCATATCATCAATTTCATAAAGGTACAGTGCTGATCATTTGATTTTGTGAAACTCGATAACCCACACCCACGGATTTTCAATCCAGTTATGAGCGCCATAGATGTTAATCCACTCCTGCATAAAGGAATGCCTTGGTGACTTTTTATCAAAACCCTCGGCAATAGCATCTGCAGTTGATATGTCATGAATGCTGTGAATGTGTACTGATATCACTTTCAACATTCCCTTTTCGCAACCATCCCTATCAGCGAAAGGAATCGTGCCGCCTGTTAATTTGTATGGAAATGTTTTACTCACAACTGAAACCTCAGTGCCTGCTGATGGCTGCGGCTCAATCAGTCTCCGCGTCTGCGTCTTCCTGCCGTCAATAACAGCGGCCAACATTTCGTCGCTGAACTTGATTCTGTCTTTCATATTCATTCCTCTGTTATCAGCATCCCTGCCGGTTAATACAGCTCAAGCTGGTCTTCGATTTTCCGTAATGTTTCTGGATTGGTATCAATTGGTTTAGCCATCCAATCGACTGAAACAAGGCGACCGTTAACCAGGACACCGATATTAAAATCATCTGATTCCCGTTGCTTCCAGCCGTTTTTAATGGCGTCATTTCGATTATCAAAGCGCTCATAGTCGGTGTAATATTCGATGCCACTACCCTGGTCATTGCAGTACGCCTGAGCACAGATATAGATATATTCAGTTTTCATATTATTCTCCTCTGCATCCCTGCATCCCTGCATCCCTGCATTACTCTTCATCCTGAAACGGTGGGGTTATCGGAAGGGGATACAATCAGCTGCTGGGTATCACCATCAATCACGCAGATAACGCCGCTGATGGCGCACCAGAGTGCGATTCCGTGCAGTGACAGGGCGACACTGTTGATATCAATAATCATACGGTTATCTCCGTGTTAATGATTTTGGCGAACAAGTCGATTCGCATCGATGGCATTATCCGGTTTAACCCGGTTACGCATGCGATTAGCGACCCACTGCCGGACTTCGCTTTCTTCCCAGCGGACCGCTCGTTTCGAGAAGTAACTTCTCTTTGGAAAATCACCTGCTTTTTCCAGGTGGTATATGGTGGTTCGGGATAATCCGACGATGCGCTTCACTTCTTTGAAGTCGATAGGTTTTTTTAATGGGATCATGGTGTGTTCTCCGGGCGGGGGGTTTCCCCCCCGGTAAAAATTATTGATATTCAGGCTTCATATCACTCAGCGTCATACTGAATTGCTCATACAGCTCAGCGCCGAGTTTCGTTTTACGGGCATTCAGCAGTTGCTCCGCTTTCTGAAATGCCTCTGCGGCTTCCGGTGTGCCTGGTTCCGGCAGTGAATTGATCTCCGCTTCCAGCAGGTTGCGTGAATCAATAACGTGATATGCCTGAACCGCTTTATTTTTCAGTTCAGTGAACAGGGTGATACCCATGGCCTTTTTGCCCTCATCAATCCGGCTGCGGATATCTTTCACGGCATCCAGTGTTTCGGCGGAATCGATAGCGCGGCGGATTGCCTCAGCGTCGAATTCTTCGACCAGTTCACCGGTGACTTCTTTTACGGGCTCCGGCTGCGGTGGTTCTGTCTGCTGGTTGGATAACTCGCTGAGTGTTACGCGCTCTTTCGGCGGGGTGACGTCTTTCACCGGGCGTTCTTCCAGCTCATCCGGGGTATAGACACCGAGGATCACCTCAGGGCAATAAAGTCTCGCCCAGTATTTCACTGCCAGATAAGCGATCTGCTGTTTCGGGTTAGTGGCCCACAGCGGTGAGTTGCGGATAACTACGCTGGAAAGATAAACCGGCTCACCCCAGGTGATTTCGGTATCACCGCGCAGGATCGCCCCGACACGAATAAACAGACCGTGCTCATCGGCATCTGTCCAGCCGCGAACGCGCTTTGTCACCTCATAGCTGCCGTTGCGGCCTGATTTTGTTTCCGATACTTCTTTGCTGACTGTGCATTTTTCCCATCCGTCACCACCGTATTCATAATGAAAGCGCCCGTGAATGGCTGATGAACTTGAAATCAGGGCATTAACCAGTTGTGCTTCATAGCCGAGTACGCCGTTGATAATGTGTGTTTTCTGAGCCACGGCGAACGGGTTCATATTCCACTGCGCCGCCTGCATGGCGATTGCCAGGCAATCAGACTCCTGGCCTTTTAAGTGTGCTGGCACAGTTACTGTTCCGCGCGCCATTACCTCAGCAAAGCGCAGCATTTTGTCCAGGCCGTCAGCGCTGAAAATTGAAGGTACTGATTCTTGCGTCATTAATTCTGACATAGTGAAATCTCCAGCCCGACCATTGCCGGGCATCAAACAGGGTGGGTGTTACGCTGCGTCCATTTGCAGCGATTCCAGGCGGCGCATATCGAAATCGCTCAGGCCGATAGTGAGCGTGGTGGTGACCGGGCTCGGCCATACATCGGTGTCCATAGCCTGGCGGATATCGCGAAGTGTCTTTTTGTATTCCAGGCGGCCGAGTTCCAGTAAATCCGGCGAAGCTTCGACCACCGCGACCCAGTTGTAATTTTCGTCTTTGTTAACGAAGATCCAGAAGAACTGGTCGAGTTCGGCAATATCGCAGTACATGGCCGCGCTGACGTGATAATCGCGGTTGAGTATTTCCCGGCGGATCATGGCCTCGATGGCATCCTGCTTGAAACGTCCGAGTGATACCGATTTCAGATCGAACCCGATACGGCTGTCCGAGGTGGATATTTCAAGGTCTGGCCGGACACGAACTTCAAGACCTGTATCTTCATCAATGCCGTAATAACTGACTTCCACGGCACGGCCAGGATGATTAATCAGCGGTCTGATTTCAGGGTGCTGGTAGACAGCTTCCTGCATGGCTTTGCCGAGCTTTAACTGATCACCAGTGATACGGATACGTGATTCATCTGCCTGCCATGCCTGCATTAACTCATCAGCAAAAACAGTGCCCGGCGATACAGCTTTGATTCTGGCGATAAGGTCTTCTTTCTTACCGGAGGTAATCAGCGGATCCGGCTTATTGCGTTCTGCTGCAACAAAATCAGGGTTGATTTCTTCCAGTGTTTGCAGCAGGTCGCCGCGTCCGCCGGATGTTTTCAGCGGTACCGGCAGGGTGTTATTGAACATTTTGATGCAGGCTTTCATTGCCGCGGCGGTGTGCTTTTCATGTTCCGGAATGGTGCGGAAAGCATCAGGCAGAGAAACATAGAGAGAACCGATTTCTTCAGCGTTACCGGACAGAGATAACGACTGTGGCAGTGTGGCGTTATATACCTCAATAACTTCTTTCAGGCCGTCGTTGCTCATCATCGGCTCCAGACCGGCGTTATAACTCTCAATCCATTTCTTCATGGATTCGGTGTTGGTCAGTGCATCAGCCGGGATAACCGGCGGCAGGCTGAATTCCGAGTCCAGCTTTTCCGGCTCCAGTACCAGAGTATGAAACAGGTTGCCGAAATCCAACGCCTCAGAGCGTTCACGCTGAATCACTTTCGTGATGTGGCGGCGTTGGTAATACATCAGGCTGATCCGAGCATCTTTCAGCATGGTGCTGCTGATGCCATTCGATGCGTGATACGTTTCGTTAGGGATATCAGGATAGCGGCCCGGCTCAAAGTGTGGCGGCTCCGTGGCTGCCTGACAGTCATTATCGGTCATCACCTCATCCTGTTGATAAACGGTTTGTTTATCATTTTTTGCAGCAGGATGATCAGCGGCAGGGAATGCATCCTTGCCGCACAGTGATTCAAAATACTGCTTTTTATCGCTGGTGGCCGGGTACTTATCCATATTTCTGATGATGTGTGCCAGCGCTTCAATGCATTCCTCATCCTGCAGTGACTGTAAACAGGTTGATGATGTGGCCGCGAGACCGACACGGAAAATAATGTTGTCGTATTTCTCCAGCGCCTGGTTCGATTTATCGCCGTTGATACGGGCAATCAGGTCGGTCGTTGCTTTCGTTATATCAATGCATGCCTCGCCGCTGGCCAGCATTATCGCCGCGGCTAAATTGGCGTCCATACGTTCTTTATTTGTTGTTGCCATTGTGCTCACCTATAAGTTGATCTGTCCGTGCGGCGGCTTTGGTGGTGAAAGCCCACTTAATGCCGGTACGGAATGATGTGAACTGCTGTTGTTTGCCGCACACGATAAAAACGTGCAGGCCGTTGAGAATAAAAAATGTCATGTTACTCACCATTTAAATAAACTATTTGTTTATGTTTTGGCGTATAGAAAAACCGGCGATTATCGCCAGTTCATGTAATTTTTCACGTTCCGATCCCGCGTTCCGGTTCTACGGGTTAGCGAGGACATTCTGCTGCATCAGAATTAGGGGTTGTGTTGCAGTCTCGATTATTAAAGAGCATGACCAATATGGTCAACTTGATATGAATAATAACCCGTAACTGAACGTTGTCAACAATAAAAAACAATAAAAGATAAACAAATTGATCATTACCACGACGAAAAAAAGCCAGCTCGAGGCTGGCCGATTTCGCATCTGTCTGAGTTTATTACCGGTTTTTCTTTATGATGAACTCGATAAAGTCCTGGATCTGTTCTTTCTCTGCCGGTGACAGTGCGGCATACCGTTTCTGGTCATACTTAATGACGTCGGTATCGTTGGACGGGATCAGCAGTTCATAGGCTTTGCGGCCCAGTGCCTTAGCAATGGAGTCCACGCTGTCCACGGTGGCACTGGTTTCATTCTTCACGATACGGTTAATCGTTGACTGGCCCAGCCCGCTTTTCACAGATAACTGAGTTTGTGACTTCACGCCGTCAGTCAGCATAAAAGTACTGATGTTATCTGCCAGTATTGCGCCGATCTCGGTCGGTGAATAGATATCGTCGGTACTTTCTGCCGGCCGGTTGTAATGGTCGGTATCCATCCAGTATTTTTGCACCCGCGTGACATGCTCTATCTTCCTGGCAACCGCGTCACTGATATTACGGTGGCTCTTTAAATCGGATGAGGAAAGATAGCGGGAAATGATGTTCGGGGCGAACCCCAGTGCATCGGCCAGCGCTTTCTGTCTGCCATCGTAATACTTCTCCAGAATGAAGATGAGGTTATCTCTCCTTATCTCATTGATGTTTTTCATATGGGTTGCCTGATTAAAATGTATTCGTAAATGTTTATCTGATTCCGCCATTAAACAGAATCATGACCTTGTTGGTAAATGACCATGTTGGTTATTATTCTCAGAATGTTTAACGATAGAACAGGAAAAATATGGAAGATTTCAATTTTCATGCATTCTGGAATGGTCTTAACAAAGAGGATCGTGTTGCGTTCGCAGAGAAAGCCGGGGTAACTGTCGGTTATATCAGGACACACCTGAGCTACGCCCGCAGACAGCCGGGACTGAAAACTATCAGGCGATTACACCAGGCATGCTCTGAACACGGTGCAGCAGTGACAATGGAAGAGCTGATACGGTTTTTCGAGTGATGAACATATAAGGCCGCCTTGTGCGGCCTTTTTACTTTCTGGTTATGTGTAATAAACAATTATGCATTTAAGGTTGATCTATTTTTAAAATATGGCTAGCATTTACACATACACACAATTCAGCGGGGTAATGATGGAAATTATCAGCAGGAAAGAAGCAGCCTCGAAAGGGCTTAGTAAATTTTTCACGGGCAGGAAATGTAAAAACGGCCATGTTGCAGAGCGCTACGTTTGTAACGGGGTATGCGTTACCTGCAATTTTGAAAACTCGACATCCTATCGCTCTGTATTAAAGCAGTTAATCAACAGTGCTAAGTGAGTGGTGCTTTTATGCGTGACTACGGGAAAGTTTCACCACAATTCTGGATAGGGAAGACCGGTAAAGAGATCAGGGAAAAAGGTCACGAAGCTCTTATTGTTTCTATGTATTTGCTTACAAATCCCCATGCCAATATGACAGGCATGTATTACCTCCCAGTTATTTACATGGCGCATGAAACCGGGCTGGGTTTGGAAGGGGCTTCGAAGGGGCTTCGAAGGTGCATCGAAGCGGGGTTTTGCCACTACGATGAGGATGCCGAGGTGGTCTGGGTGATTGAAATGGCAAAGTACCAGATCGCACCGGCGCTTAAAGCATCGGATAACCGCTGTATTGGCATACAAAGAGAGTATGACAGTCAGCCTAAAAATCAATTTTTATCAATGTTTTATCAGAAATATAAAGATTGCTTTCATATGTCGTCTGAGAGGAAACCATCAGAGAAAAAAGAAAGGGGCTTCGAAGGGGCTTCGGAGTCCCTCGGAAGCCAAGAACAAGATCAGGAACAAGAACATAAAACAACTCTCTCAGGCGCGCGCGAAAAAAATTTCATTTCTGTTCCTGAGGCGGAAGGTCCACCGGCAGGGAACTGGTCAGATTATCCGGGTAAGTTCGTGATGACCGGTCACTGGCAGCCGGATCCGGATTTCAGCCGTAAAGCGGCACAGTGGGGAGTGATACTGAATGAGCCGTACCGGCCCGAGGAACTGGCCGAGTTCGTCACGTACTGGCAGGCGGAGGGGAAAGCCAAACACCATGCACAGTGGGAAATGGCATTTGCCAAAAGTATTCATCAGCAGCGCATGAAAACCAATGGGGGAAGCAATGGGGCAAATAAACACAATCAGACCGGCAGTCCGTTTGCCGGAAAATCCAGAGCCATGCAGAAATTCCTGCAAAGCGTCCACGACAACCACGGACCAGAGGCTGTTGCAGCTCTGGTGGAAAATGATCGAGCTGTACGGGGACAAATGGACCAGGAAGAACAACGAGGAACCGTCATCGATGTGGAAGCGAGCAACCGCCGGATTGAGTGACGACCAGTTTGAGATGATATTCACGTTTTGCCTCGATCGCTGCATGAATGGCAATCCGTGGCCGCCTGAATTGTCTGACGTGATTGTGATGCTGTCGGATAAGCTGGTGGACTCAAACGCATTCGGGATCCCGTTTGATGACATGCTGCGTGATTTTAATAAATACATGGCGAAGCGGGGTTATTACAGCAGTGCTGAGATGTATCCGTTCCGGCACCCGGTGCAGTACTGGATCTTCACTGACCTGAGAAACAGGGTGCATGACCTGCGGCTGACTGAGTCTGAGGTTGAAAAGCGCCTGGCGAAGATGATCCGGCAGTGGGCTGACCGTGTAGCCAAAGGTGAGCCGATACCCCGTCCGGTTCTTCGCGTGGAAGATAAAACCCGTCCGCCTCCGGCGTGGATGGAAATGCTCGAAAGAAAGAAACAACGATCTGCCTGAGTGCATGAATAATCAAAATCGTAAGCCAGCGCAACGCAGAGAGGTTTTAACTATGTGGTCAGTACGTTTTCATGATGTGGCTTTAAAAGTCTCTCAGAATTCGATACAGAGCGTTTTAATCGTATGCGGGGTATTGGTATTTTTATTCTTGAAAAGATAAACAATGTGGTTATATTTACCTGCAAGGTAATTACCATGGGGGCTATATGCGGGTTCAGGACTACATCGTGCGGGTTCTTGCGGATAAGCCGGATCTCACTGCCATGCAGCTGGTGGTCGCCATCAGGAACGACCACAACCGGAAGGTCGGAATATCTGCAGTGCGGTATGCGCTCGACCAGTTGTACCGCTGGAATGTGATAGGGCGCAAAAGAAACTCATACAACTTCGTCCACTGGCTTCGGTATGACCACCGGGAAGGGCTTGAAAATCAGGCGCAGACCAGGCGCGAGAATATCGCTAAAGCTCTCAGGCGCAGCCATGAGCGCAGCGAGGAAACAGCGGCGAAACCACGGGTGACAGAGCGGAAGCCGAGAGTGCGCCAGCCGATTGAGCAGTATGGCGAACCGGCACGGATGCAGAAACTGTTTGATTCACTACTGAAAAAGGCCAGGAACAATGCAGGTTAACGAGTTCGATATCACGCCGGTACCAAAGCCGCGCATGACCAAAAGCGATAAATGGAAAAAGCGCCCTGAAACAGCACGCTACTGGGCGTTTAAAGATGAAGTCAGATTACGCGGATTAACGCTTCCTGAGTGCGGTTATCACGTCATTTTTACTGTACCCATGCCTAAATCGTGGAGTAAGAAAAAACGAGCCGCTATGAATGGGCAGCCGCACCAGCAGAGACCGGATAAGGATAACTTTGAAAAGGCGTTGTTAGATGCGGTATTTGGTGAAGATTGTCGTGTATGGGACGGCAGGGCATCAAAGCTTTGGGGTGAGTCCGGGAAGATAACGGTAAGGTTACCGGAATAACGGCGAAATCGTGAACTTATTACCATTAGTTAAATAAGTGATTGAAATTGTTAATTGATAAATGAATAGGGTAAGAAATTATGAGCCAGAATTTACGGTGCCGGAGATGCAGAAAAATGACTCAGCGTTCCGAACTGGCACTGGTGCAGCGGAAGCATTATATCGAATTGGTCTGTCCGTCCTGCGGCTGTAGAAATTTCGATGTAGTGATTAATCGTGACATGTCACGGCAAGTTAATTAACTGCCGGAGGGGTGATGGAAACAAAAATTATCCACGTCAATTTCAAAGACGAAAATAAGCCGGTACTCAGTACCGAAGTGGAAGATAAAAAATCCAGACCGCAGGAGATCTGCCGTCACCACGGTGTGACTATAAATGAGCAATATCGCCGGGTAACCTGCAAGCACTGCAATTGTGTTGTTGATGCATTTGATGTGCTGCTTTCCCGCGCGAAAGATGCTGAACATGTTGTCCGTGAAATTGGTGAGCTGATGGAGAAACGGGCGGAGCTCCGCAAATCAGTGGATGAACTCCTGAAAGCGGAAAAGAACACCAAGGCCAGATTACGCAGCGCCAGAACAGATCTGCTTTTTACTGAAAATAAAATGGCTCAACTTAAAGGGGAGGTTGGATGAAAACCGTAAAAACAAGTGAGCTTTCAGGGCGGGCGCTGGATTGGGCTGTGGCGCAGGCTATGGGTATGCAGGTTGAAATAGGCGATGAGTATATCGTTGATGCCAATAGATGCGTTTACGTGCCGTCAGGCTCCTGGGTTATTTGTGGTGAGCTCGTTGAGAAATACTCTATTGAGCTTGTAAACGAACTGATCCCGGATGAGCAGTGGGGTGGGCGCATGGTCTGGTCTGCATCCTGTAATTATGTGCAGGATGGCTATGAAGACGGTGATACACCATGTATAGCAATTTGCCGCGCTGTCGTGGCTGTGAAGATAGGGCAGGAAGTTAGTGTGCCGGAGGAGCTTTTGCAATGACACATGATGATCTGTGTGAAATAGCGGTGAGATTCCTGCAAAACAATGGATTTAACGTTGCTTTCGGTGATCGGTTTCAGTCAAGCAACGGAACCGGAGAGCAGCCTGACGCAATTGGGTTCAGAAGCGGGGTTAGTTGTCTGCTTGAGGCTAAAGTCAGCCGCTCTGATTTTCTTGCAGACAAAAAGAAGTGGTTCAGACAACAGCCGGAAAAAGGAATGGGTGACTGGCGCTTCTTCATATCGCCGCCGGATATTATTAAACCGGAAGATTTGCCTGCCGGCTGGGGATTGCTCCACGTCAAAGGCAAGCGGGTGTTCAAGGTTCACGGCTGGCCACCTAACTCATACTGGCAGAGCAAGAAGCCATTTTCAGCCAATAAACAGGCAGAGTGTGATCACATGTACAGTGCGCTGCGCCGGTTACAAATACGCGGGCATCTTGATGAAATTTACGAAGGTATTCCGAACGGAGTTATTTCATGACAGCCAAAACCCCAGCCGAACGCAAGGCAGCACAGCGTAAACGTCAGCGTAGCGCTGGCATGGTGATCCCACAGTGGCAGATTGAAGCCGAAGAGCATGAAATGATCAAACGCAACTGTGCGCTGCGCCGTCCAGGCCGTGAGCCATACGATGAAGCCGAATATATTCAGATGCTGATACGCAACGACGATGCACGGCTTAAGCGTGAGATTGCTGAGCTGTCAAAACGCTGTTGTGGTAAGTGTGGTGAGGCGCTGCCGGTCGCTGAGTGCTGTCTGTCCGGTGATGCTAAATGCTGGAACACCAGAGGGTGGCATGAGATGAAATTGAAGGTAGAATGGTAAAGTCTGTTTTTTCATCAATTAAAAAAGAGATTGCATATGAATATGTCATTAGGTGATGGTTTGGAATTTTCTACTGCTCGTATAGAGGCTAATTCTGGTTCTGTTGGGACGGGGTTCTTTTTGTTTTTCCGTATGGATGAGGATATTTCTATTCCTGTACTTGTTACAAATAAACACGTAGTAGAGGGAGCTAGCGAAATTAGATTCCAAATATCTGGTACCGGGAATGGCTTGGATAGAGCTGCTATTCTTGTTGATAATGTGCAAGAACGTTTTATCTTTCATCCTGATGAGGATGTGGATTTATGTGCATTTCCTATTGCCCCAGTTTTGAAACAACTGAGAGAAAGAGGGTTTGAATTTAATATATTTCCTTTTCATGAGGATATTATATTTACAAATAAAAATAATAAATTAGGAACTATTTCTGCAATACAGGAAATACATATGACTGGCTACCCTAATGGTCTTTGGGATGAGGTGAATAATAAACCTATTACTAGAAAAGGTGTTACAGCTAGCAATCCAAAACTTTGGTGGCAAGGTAAAAATAGATTTATGATTGATATGGCTTGTTTCCCAGGGTCAAGTGGCTCGCCTGTATATATATATAAGGAAGGTGCGCACATAGATGGTGACAGCATTGCATTAGGAAATAGGCTTGTATTGTTAGGTATTTTATTTGCAGGGCCACAGCTCACTGCAAATGGTGATATACAGATAGTTGAGGTGCCGACAGATTACAAATATATGGTATCGACTAATTTAATGATGAATTTAGGTATTGTAATTAAAGCAGATGAGCTATTTATAATCAAAAAAATGATAATAGATTCTGAACCGTATCATAAGTAATTTGAAGTTTATCTTTTGTGTGGTCATAATAAACAAAGAGGTAATCATTATGACCATCAAAAGACCACGCAAACCACCTGCACGAAAGCCTACACCACTGAACGCTCAGATGGAGCGCTTCTGTCAGGAATATCTCAAAGCGCCTGATAATCAGACTGATGCCGCCATTGCTGCCGGGTATGCTCCCGGTAGTGCCTGTAAGCGTGCATCGGTACTGATGGCAGATCCCCGTATTCAGGAACGTATCGCCCAGCTCATGCAGCAGCGAAACAAGCGCACCAAGATGAGCGCCGACACCGTACTCAAGCGGCTGGTGGATATGTTGGACGCTGATATTGCGGACATACTCAATGAGAAAGGTGATATCAAGCCTATCAGTGAATGGTCGCCTGTCTGGCGTAAATCTGTGGCCGCATTCGATATCATTGACATAGACGGTGATACCCGCCTGAAAAAAGTTAAACTCCTGGACAAACTCAAGGTGCTGGAACTCATCGGTAAGCACGTCGATATCAATGCATTCCGTGAACGCGTACAGGTGGACGTCAATATCTCGCTGGCGGATAAACTGGCAGCGGCACGTAAGCGGGCAGCAGAGGGCATTGAGTAATGACAGATGCCGCCGCCGCGTCGCCGGAAGAGCAACTTATTGATGATATCGCCATGTTCACGCATGACCCGCTCAGTTATGCGCTTTACGCATTTCCGTGGGGCGAGGTGGGCACCGAACTGGAAACGGCCAGCGGTCCGCGTCAGTGGCAGGCAGAGGCACTGGGTGAAATCGGCCAGCACCTGCGCAATCCTGATACCCGGTATCAGCCGCTGCTGCTGGCTCGTGCATCCGGGCACGGTATTGGTAAATCAGCATTCATTTCCATGGTGATTAAGTGGGGCATGGACACCTGTGAAGACTGCAAGGTTGTCGTCACCGCTAACACCGAAAACCAGCTACGAACCAAAACATGGCCGGAGATTGCCAAGTGGCAGCGTCTTTCCATCACCCGCGACTGGTTCACCTGCACTAAAACCGCTATCTATTCCAACGACCCTAACCACACCAACGCATGGCGGGCAGATGCCGTGCCGTGGTCAGAGAACAACACCGAGGCATTCGCCGGGCTGCACAACCAGGGCAAGCGCATCATTCTGGTATTCGATGAGGCATCCAACATTGCCGATCTGGTGTGGGAAGTGGCAGAGGGGGCGCTGACGGATGAGAACACGGAAATTATCTGGATTGCGTTTGGTAACCCGACCCGTAACACCGGTCGCTTCCGCGAGTGCTTCCGCAAGTTTAAACACCGCTGGCGCACAAAGCAGATAGACAGCCGGACGGTGGAGGGTACCAACAAAGAGCAGATCAAAAAGTGGGAAGAAGATATGGGTGAAGACAGCGACTTCTTCAAAATCCGTGTGCGCGGTATCTTCCCGTCAACTTCTGAAACGCAGTTCATCCCTACCGGCCTTACCGATGCCGCCATGAAACGGACGGTAACCGCCGCTGAGGTGGCTCATGCTCCGGTAATCATCGGTGTTGACCCTGCCTATTCCGGCGCTGATGATGCGGTTATCTACATGCGACAGGGTCTGTACTGTAAATGCCTGTGGACGGGAAACAAGACCACCGATGATGTGGTGATGGCAAAACGTATCGCGGATTTTGAAGACAGCCTCCAGGCGGACGCTGTGCATATCGATTTCGGCTACGGTACTGGTATTTACTCCGTTGGTATGAACTGGGGGCGCGACTGGCAGTTGGTACAGTTCGGCGGAGCCTCCACCGATCCGCAGATGGCTAATAAGCGCGGTGAGATGCACAACAGCGCTAAAACGTGGCTTAAGATTGGCGGGGCATTGGACGACCAGGAAACCGCTGATGATTTATCTGCTGCGGAATACAAAGTCCGCCTGGACGGAAAAATACTGCTGGAATCCAAAGACGATATTAAAAAACGCATAGGCCGCTCCCCAGGTAAAGGTGATGCGCTGGTGCTGACGTTTGCTTATCCGGTCACCAAAAAAGATCCGCAATTTAAACAGAACATTTCTCACGGCTCAGTTGTGGCTGACAACGATTACGATCCCTACGCATAAAAAAACCCGCACACCGGCGGGTTGAGTGTGCCATGTTACGGCGACACTATTCACTTAATTTCTGTTTCAGCAGATAACCTTCCAGCAGCCAGATTTTATTTACGGCATTCTGTCTGGCAATCTTCTGACCGATCTCTGCATCGAAGTTTTCAGGACTGGCACAGGCTGATTCCCCGGTTACCGTAAAACCGTTTTTCAGAACAAGAACACAAAATGTCAGTAAATTAAGCGCTGGTGGTACCGATGTATCATCAGGATAGCGCTGTGCTTTTGCGGAATACAACCCGGCAACGCCATCAGCAGCGGTGAAATAGTGCTCGCTGGTAATCAGGCTTTCAATGTGCGCCGGAGTAACTCGCGGAGCAGTTTTACCTTTCATCTGAATCTCTGTTTCAATATCTGGTTTGTTCATAATTTCACCTGTCTATTGTTAAAAAAATGCCCTCACGAAGAGGGCAAAAGTTGTAGCGCTGGCAATACCTGTTATGGAGGGTAAAAAGGATCACGGCTGAGTGATAAACAAAATGTTAGTCATGCTTGTTTTAAATGTCAATTAACATGATATACAATCCATATAAAGTAATTACGTTTATCTTGTTGAGGTGTGTATATGTGTGGATTCAGTAAGCCGAAAATCAGTACGCCGCCACCGGTTCAGGCAGCACCACAGGAGCAGGACGAAGCTGTAACCAGCAGCCGTGATGAAGAAATGCGCCGCCGTCGTGCAGCATCAGGCCGTAAATCAACCATGCTGACCGGTTCTCAGGGGGCCACCGGTGCCGCCTCCACCAGCGGTAAAACGCTGTTAGGCCAGTAATCACAGGGGCGGATAATGTCAGATAGCCTGAAACAGCAGTTAAATAAGCAACTCTCTCAGCTGAAAGTCGAGCGCCTCTCTTTTGAGCCGCACTGGCGTGAGCTGTCTGATTTCACCCGTCCGCGCAGTACTCGGTTTACCGCCTCGGAAGTTAACCGTGGTGATCGTCGTAACAGTAAAATTATTGACCCTGCTGCCGTCATGGCGGCGCGTACCTTATCCAGCGGTATGATGTCCGGCATTACCAGTCCGGCGCGTCCGTGGTTCCGTCTGGCGACACCTGATCGTGATTTGATGGACTACGGTCCGGTGAAACTCTGGCTGGAAACTGTCGAGCAGCGGATGAACGAAGTGTTTAACCGCTCCAACCTCTACCAGTCATTGCCGCTGATGTACGAGGATTTAGGCACGTTCGCCACCGGTGCAATGGCTGTTGTTGCCGACCCGCAGAGGGTGATCCGTACAGTACCGTTTCCGACCGGCAGCTTTTACATTGCCAACGGCGCGGATCTGAGTGTCGATACTGCCGTCCGTGAATTCAGCATGACAGTGCGTCAGGTGATCACTGAGTTCGGTATGGATGCTGTCAGCGATACAGTGAAATCACAGTGGAACAGCGGTCAATACGGGCAGTGGGTGAATGTGGTTCACGCGGTCTATCCGAACCTTGATCGCCAGACCGGCAAACTCGAAGCGAAACACAAGGCGTACAAATCCGTTTATTACGAGGCTAATAGCACTGACGACAAGCTGTTGCGTGAATCCGGTTACGACGAATTCCCGATCATGTCTCCACGCTGGGAAGTGAACGGCGAGGACGTTTACGGTTCATCCTGTCCCGGTATGGTGGCGCTCGGCAGCGTGAAAGCTCTGCAACTTCTGCAGCGCCGTAAAGCACAGATGATCGACAAAATCACCAACCCGCCTTTACAGGCTCCGGCTTCTATCAAAAGCCAGCGAATTTCGACTATCCCCGGCGGGATTAACTATCTGCCGATGGCGGACGTGAACAACCAGATCAAACCGCTGTTCCAGATACCGGCCAACGGTACCAACGGCCTGCTGGAAGATATCCAGGACACCCGCCAGATTATCGACCACGCCTATTTCGTTGACCTGTTCCGCATGATGCAGACCGTGAATACCCGTTCAATGCCGGTTGAGGCCGTGGCAGAAATGCGGGAAGAAAAACTGCTGATGCTGGGGCCGGTATTACAGCGTCTGGATTCCGAGCTGCTGGATAAGCTGATTAACCGCACGTTCAGCGTAATGGCTGAGAACAACCTGCTGCCGGTACCGCCGGATGAGATGCAGGGTATGCAGCTGAAAGTCGAATATATCTCAGTGATGGCGCAGGCGCAGAAAGCGATCGGCGTCAGCAGCATTGAGCGTTTCATCGGCTTCACCAGCGGCATAGGTCAGTTCAAACCGGATGCCCTGGACAAAATCAACGTGGACGAAACTATCGACGCCTATGCCGCATCAATCGGGGTTCCTCCGTCAGTGGTGGCAACCAATGAACAGGTGGCGCAGATCCGTGAAAACCGCGCTCAGCAGCAGGCCATGGCACAACAGATGCAGATGGCGCAGGTCGCTGTCGGTGGCGCTCAGGCGCTGGGTAATACACCGATGGATGATAACAGCGCATTGGCAGCGCTGGCCGGAGGTGGTCAGTGACAGACGCACCGGAAACCTATCTGCTCACCCCGCAGGAACAGGCCGCACACGATATTGCACAGCGCGAGCAACAGAAACGCGCTGATGATGACCTGAAATCAGTTATGTCAACAGAGGAAGGCCGCCGGTTTATGTGGCGGTTACTGGGTGAAAGCAATGTGTTTGGCTCATCTTTCTCAGCAGATCCGTATCTGACAGCCTTTAAAGAGGGCTGCCGGAACTTTGGTTTACAGATGTTTGAAGGGCTTCATCGTGTCTGCCCTGAACTCTATGCACTGATGGCTGATGAAGCCGCGAAACAACAGGAGAAACAATCATGAACTTATGGCAGCGCTTAATGATGCGTCGCTTGTGTGAAGAGCAGAGCGCGGAGGGTGGTGATAATGGCGGAGCGGCTCCGGGAACAGCAGGTGCACCGGCTGGCACAGAAACACCACCAGCGAATAACGGCGGTACTCCTGCAGGTAATGAGCAGGATAAAGGTGCTGAACAGCCGGCCAAAGACCCGAAAGCCGATACCGGTAAACCCGCTGTAGCGGCCCCGGAAAAGTATGAATTCAAACCCGCAGAAGGTCAGGAACTGGATGCTGAAGCGGTAAAAGCCTTTGAGCCGATCGCCAAAGAACTGAACCTGAGCAACGAGCAGGCGCAAAAGCTGGTGGATGTGTACGGCAGCAAGATTATGCCGAAGCTGGTTGAGCAGCAGGCGGCACAGTGGCAGCAGCAGATCGAACAGTGGGCTGAGCAGGTTAAGGCAGATAAAGACCTCGGTACCGATGCTTCCATTGGCGCAGCGCAGAAAGCCATGGATAAGTTCGGCTCACCAGAGCTGAAACAGTATTTGAACGAAACCGGCCTCGGAAATCACCCGGAGCTGGTGCGTATTTTTGCCAATATCGGCAAAGCCATGTCAGAGGACGGTCTTGTCACTGGCAATAGCGGCGGCACGAAGAGTGCCGCTGATGTGTTATTCGGATAATTAAGGGGAAACCATGCCAGCACTTACGCTACTTGACTGGGCTAAACGACAAGGCCCTGACAGCAAACAGGCGAAAATTGTCGAACTGCTGAATCAGACCAACGAGATCCTCGACGATATGCTGTTCGTTGAAGGTAACCTGCCGACCGGCCACCGCACTACGGTGCGTACCGGTTTGCCGTCAGCCACATGGCGCTTACTGAACTACGGTGTTCAGCCGAGCAAATCAACCACGGCACAGGTCACCGACACAGTCGGTATGCTGGAAACCTATTCCGAAGTGGATAAAGACCTGGCTGATCTTAACGGTAACAAAACAGAATTCCTGCTTTCTGAATCCTTGGCGTTTCTGGAGTCCATGAACCAGGAGATGGCTGAAACGCTGATCTACGGTGATACCTCTGTACATCCGCAGCGCTTCACCGGTCTGGCTGCCCGGTTTAATGATCTGAGTGCCAAGAGCGGCACTAACATTATCGACGCTGGTGGTACCGGCAGTAACCTGACCTCTATCTGGTTGGTGGTATGGGGTGAAAACACCGTCCACGGCCTGTTCCCGAAAGGCTCTAAAGCTGGCCTGCATCAGGAACACAAAGGACAGGTAACGCTGGAAGATGAGAACGGCGGCCGCTATGAAGGTTACCGTACCCACTTCCAGTGGAAAAACGGCCTGACCGTCCGTGACTGGCGTTATGTGGTGCGTATCGCCAACATCGACATGAGCAAACTGAAGAAAGACCCGGAAGCGGCGGACACGCTCGACCTGCCTGATCTGCTGATTCAGGCGATTGAGAAGATCCCTAACCTCGCGATGGGTCGTCCGGCAATCTACTGCAACCAGGCTATCCGCAGCTGGATGCGCCGCCAGATTAAGAACTCCAAGAACGTCAACATTTCCATGCAGGAAGTCGCAGGGAAGAAAGTCGTGTCGTTTGATGAGATCCCGGTGCGCCGCGTCGATTCCATTCTGACGACAGAAAGTCAGGTTAAGTAACCGCGTATGCCGGACAGCATCAGCCTCCGGCAACCTTTTAACAGGGGTAACACAATGATTTTAGATAAAGAAACGATGTTCTCCGTCGATCAGGCGGTTACTGCATCAGCAGCCGGGAAGAGCATTATCGACCTCGGACCGCTGCGTAATGATTTCCGTGATATCGGTATCGGTGAGCCACTGGAACTGTTCGCACAGGTGACCGAACAGGCAAAAGCCGCCGGTGATGCCACAGTGCAGATCAAGCTGGAAACAGCGTCTGATAAGGCATTCTCTGATGCTAAGGCTATTTTTCTGTCTGAACCAATGCCGATTGCCTCACTGAATGCCGGTAAGCGCATTGCCGCCAAAGTGCCGCAGGGCAGTCTTAAGTTTCTGCGCCTCCAGTACATCGTGGGTGATGGACCGTTAACAGCGGGTAAGTTCACATCAGGCATTATCCTGAATGTGGATGCTCATCCTGTCTATGAAGCTGTCAGCAATTAAGGTGTGACATGTCACGATATAAAGTGTTGAAGAAATCCTTTATCAATGGCCGCCTGCTTTATCCGGGTGAGGAAATTGAGTTTATCGGTGTGGCGGGAAGTAACCTGCAGCTGATTGAAACAGCTGATCGTAGAACGGCGAATGAAGATGCCAATACCGGTAACGATAATCACAATGGTGATAATGGCGGTGGTGAAGGTGGTACCGGATCCTCCGGCAGTGATGGCGGCGCTGATAATGAACTGATCGCATTGCAGGATCAGTACCAGCAGCTGTTTGGTAAGAAACCTCATCACAATGCCGGTGCCGAAAAACTCCGCGCAGATATTGACGCGAAACGTAAAGAGCTTGGGGTTTAACCCCCGATTCAAAAGGGGGCGAAAGCCCCTTTTTCTTTTTCTGTACAGATACGGGGAGAAACCACAGTGGCCTCAGAAATCGAAATCTGCAATATCGCGCTCAGTCGCATCGGTAACAGCCGATCTATCAACAGCATGACAGAGGCCAGCAAAGAGGCCAATCAGTGCAGCCTGCATTATGAGCAGTGCCGTGATGCGGTGCTGTCAGACTTCCCATGGAACTTTGCTGTTAAGCGCGTGGCGCTGGCTGATACCAATAATCCGCCGCCTGAATGGAAATATGCCTACCGCTACCCTACGGACTGCATGAAAGCCATTTCCATTATCCGTCCCGGAGAAAAGTATCACCGCCCTGATACCGCGATTCATTTTCAGGTCGGTGCTGATGAAGAAGGTACCGGGAAACTGATTTATACCGATCGGCCGGAGGCGTGGCTGCAATACACTGCCCGGGTGACAGACGTCAATATGTATGACGCGCTGTTTAAAGATGCGCTGGCGTGGCGTCTGGCTGCTGAACTGGCGCGACCTCTGGCATCAAATGCCGGTATCGGTAATGAGGCTCTGCAACTTTACCAGATGACGATCGCCGGTGCGGCTGCTCACTCCCTGGGGGAGTCGTCAGAGCCGGTCGATTACATGGATGAGTTTACCGCAGCGAGGTTATCGTAATGGCCTACAGTATTATTCAGCCGTCATTCTCAGGCGGTGAAATCGCCCCGAGCTTATACGGGCGCGTCGACATGGCGAAGTACGCCACGGCATTGCGCAAGTGCCGTAATTTCATTGTCCGGCAGTACGGCGGGGCAGAAAACCGTCCGGGTACCCGTTTCATTGCCGCGGCTAAATACGGTGATAAAAAATGCCGCCTGATCCCGTTCCAGTTCAGTACGGTGCAGACCTATGCGCTGGAGTTCGGCGATCGGTATATCCGTGTGTTCAAAGACGGCGGGCAGGTGCTGTATGCAGATGGTGAGCACAAAGGTGAAGTGTTTGAACTGGCGACACCCTATGCAGAATCTGAACTGTTTAAGCTGAAATTCACGCAGTCTGCTGACGTAATGACCATCGTTCACACCGATCACCCGCCGATGGAATTACAGCGTTACGATCACGATGACTGGCGGATGGAGGAAGTGGAGACAAAGAACGGCCCGTTTGAAGACATTAACACCGATAAGGCTATCAAGGTGTATGCCAGCGCCAGTACCGGCACAGTAACACTGACGGCGACACACAATATCTTCGGCAGCGAGCAGGTAGGGAAACAGTTTTACCTGGAGCAGCGCGCGGTTGATGAAGTGCCGGTGTGGGAAACAGATAAAGAAACCGCAGTTAACGATCAGCGCCGCGCCGGCAGTCACTATTACCGCGCCAATACCGGAGGTAAAACCGGTACTCTGCGTCCGTCTCACACCGAGGGCATGAGCTGGGACGGATGGGGCGGTGATAACGGCATCCAGTGGGAATACCTGCACAGTGGGTTCGGTATTGTCAAAATTGAATCTGTCGGAAGTGACGGTAAAACCGCTACCGGGAAAGTTATTTCTTACCTGCCGTCCAACGCTGTCACAGCAGGTAACGCCAGTCACAAATGGGCGCGGGCAGCCTGGAATAAAGAGCTGGGCTATCCGAGTACCGTAACCTATTACCAGCAGCGCCTGTTCTTTGCCGGATCCCGTTCACAACCACAAACCATATGGGCCAGCCGCAGCGGCGATTATAAAGACTTCGGGCGCAGCAACCCGATTCAGGATGACGACCGCATTATCTACACCTATGCCGGGCGGCAGGTGAATGAAATCCGCCACCTAATTGACGTCGGTTCGCTGGTGGCGCTGACATCCGGCGGAGAATATCAGGTTACCGGTGATCAGAATAAGGTGCTCACCCCGGCCAGCTTCTCTATGTCCTCACAGGGCGCCAACGGAACCAGTAATCTGCCGCCGATTGCTGTGGCGAACATTGCGCTGTATGTACAGGAAAAAGGCAGCGCTGTCCGTGATCTGGCGTACTCATTCGATGTGGACGGGTACCAGGGTACAGACTTAACCATTCTCGCTAATCACCTGTTCCAGAAGCATCAGATTGTTGACTGGGCTTTTTCGACCGTTCCTTATTCCGTTGCCTGGTGTGTCCGGGATGATGGCGAACTGCTGGCGCTGACCTATCTGCGCGAACAACAGGTTTTCGCCTGGGCGCCACAACATACTGACGGTGAATTTGAATCTGTCTGTACCATCAGCGAGGGCACAGAGGATGCGGTGTACTTCGTGGTAAAGCGCAAGGTCGGTAAAAAGACGGTCCGTTATGTTGAACGGCTGGCTAGCAGGTTATTCACCAGGACGGAAGATGCGTTCTTTGTGGACTCCGGCCTGAGTTATGACGGCCGTAATGCGGATCCGGATAAAACGGTCGTTATCACCGGCGGTGATGGTGACTGGTCATATCAGGAGGAATATCGCCTGTCTGTGCTGGCTGACAACGTGTTCAAAGAGAGCGACATCGGTAACGAGATCCACATTGATTACACTGAGGATGATGAGAACAAAATACTGAAATGTCGCATTGCCGAAGTCATTAATAGCAAAGAAGTTACGGTGTCACCTAACCGTAATGTACCACCAGCGTTACGCAGCACAATGACAGAAGCGTGGGGCTTTGCCCGTAAATTCTTTACCGGTATCGGGCACCTAGAAGGCAAAACCGTGAATGTGCTGGCAGATGCCAATGTAGCGCCGTCGGTTGTTGTCTCCGGTGAACGGGTGGAAATTGACACACCGTCAGTGGTGGTGCATATCGGCCTGCCGGTAACCAGCGAACTGGAAACGCTGGACATCCACATTAACGGCCAGGAAACGCTGCTGGATAAAAAGAAACTGGTAAAAGTCGCCAGTCTTATCGTTAATTCCAGCCGTGGCGTGTGGGCCGGTACCGACAAAGACCACCTGTATGAATACCCTCAGCGTGAGTTTGAGTATTACGACAATCCTGTCGATGACGCGACCGGCATTGTGGAAATCAATTTGGATTCCAACTGGAGCAAAAACGGGCGCGTCTTTATCCGGCAGGAAGACCCGCTGCCGCTGTCCATCCTCGCGGTTATCCCGCGTCTTGATGTCGGAGGATTTTAACCGATGGCACGCGTACAGATTATCCCGGCAACTGCTGAGCATATACAGCTGCTTCTGCCTTATGTCCGCCAGGCTGATCACGATGAGTTTGCGGCATTCTCCGGCCAGACGGCAGAGCAGGTTCTTACCCGTGGTGTTACCTGTTCGACAAAGGCGTGGTCTGGTCTGATTGATGGTCAGGTCGTTACAATATTCGGTGTGGCGCCGGGGTCTATCCTGAGCGGCGTGGGGATCCCGTGGCTGGTGAGTTCATCTTACCTTGAAACGCATCAGAAAATATTCCTGCGTCGCTGCAAACCGGTACTGAAAGCCATGCTGTCAGTCTATCCGTCACTGGAAAACTATGTGGATGCGCGCAACCACATTGCGAAAGCCTGGCTTCACTGGCTGGGTTTTCGGCTGGAACCGGCCGAACCGATCGGCTTAATGAAACTGCCTTTCCATCACTTCACCATGAGGGCGAAATAATGTGCGAACCAACCATGCTGGCAGCAGCCGCAATCGGCACCGGAGCAATGCAGGCATACAGCCAGTATCAGTCCGGTAAATTTAACGCCGATGTCGCAAACCAGAATGCCAAACTGAATGAGGCGGCAGCAGATGATTCCATTAACCGGGGTAATGCTGAGGCCGCAAAGCAGCGTTCGCGCGCGCGGCAGCTGGCAGGGACTCAGGCGGCTACCATGTCGGCCAATGGTGTTGATCTCGGTGCCGGCGGTGCGCTGGATATCTTCGGCGACACTGCGGCCATGGGTGAACTCGATGCGCTCACCGTGATGAATAACGCCTCCCGCGAAGCATACGGCTATAAGTTGCAGGCGGCCAATGACCGGCTCAATGCGAAGATGTCGCGCCGTCAGGGCAATATTGGTGCAATCGGTACGATACTGACCACGCCGCTGAATGCGTGGGGTGCGTACAAAGTGGCAGGCGGTACCGGCAGTATTTTCGGATCCGGTGCGACTAAAGCAGCATCAGGGACCGGCTCAAACCTGTTTGACGTGACCCGCCAGACCGGCAACTACGGACGATTCTTTTAACGGAGGGCGCTATGCCGACAGTACCAACCTATAACGAAAGACAGGTCAGCAGCAGCCCGTTACCATCCAACGGATTCAGCGCACAGTCATCACCGGAACACTTCGGAGCCGGGCTGGCACAGGCCGGTGATCAGTATATCAACGCTTTTGCTGAGGCAAAGCAGCGGGCTAATGTGGCGTTGTCGCAGGATGCTGCGTTACAGCTGCGCCAGAAAGCCAATGAACTGATGACCGATCCACAGAACGGCCTGCTAGCGCAGCAGGGTAAAAACGCCATAGGTAAGGCGGCAGAGTACCAGAATCAGTTTGATTCTTTCGCCGGAGAGATTGCGGCCACGCTGCCGGACGATAATGCGCGCGGACACTTCATGCAGCAGGCGCAGGAAATGCGCTTACAGTTCGGCAGTCAGGCTAATAAGCATGAAATGGGGCAGATACAGTCATACGAAACCGATCAGTTTCAGTCCACGCTGACGCTGAATGCGGAAACGGCCGCCACGCAGTACGGTGATAATCAGGCGTATGTCTCAACTAACAAGCAGGTGTTTCAGCAGATAGAAGACTTCGGTCTGTCTCACGGCTGGAGTGATGAGCAGATCCTGGCTAAAAAGCAGGAGTTTAAAACCAGTACCGCCCGCAAAGCCATTGAGAATCAGATCGGCGCAGACTATATGCAGTTCATGCAGCAGAACGGTGAACCGTCCAGCCTCAGCGGTGCTGTTCGTGTCAGTGGTGAAATGCCGTCAGGTGCTGCTGTGTCAGATGGGTCCGGCAACGCCCGGGGCGTACGTAACAATAACCCGGGCAACATCCGTAAATCAAAAGATGTATGGGTTGGTCAGACAGGTAATGACGGTGCGTTCGTTACCTTCGCCACACCGGCACACGGCATCCGGGCAACTGGGCGTAACCTGCTGTCATATGCCCGTCAGGGGTATGTCACACCTGAACAGATAATTACCCGCTGGGCACCACCGGAAGATGATAATGACACTGAGGGATATATTAAATTTGTCTCTGAATACCTCAATGTCCCACGTGACACCCGCCTTGATTTAACGGATCTGAACACACTGACACGTCTTTCAATGGCGATAATGATTAAAGAGAACGGGCAAAGCGAGTTTGATAAAATCGCCGGTGATGATATCTCGAACGGCATTCAGGCGGCACTTGGGCTGGTGGATTTGCCGCAGTCTGGACAGGCACCTAAGCGCCTTACCGGATCAGCGGCATTTGATGCTCTCGACCAATCAGACCAAGCGAAATATCTGCGTCAGGCTGAGCAGATGGATAAACAGCGCCAGCAAAAAGCACAGGAAGAACTCGGTACCAGAATGGCTGATGCTTATGCTGCGTGGGAGAACGGATTGGATGCACCCGGTGCGCCGTCAGCGGGTGAAGTCATGGCAGCCTTTGGCTACGATAAAGGCACTAGGATGCTGACTGATATGCAGGAGGCAAAACGCTATGCGGGGCTTATTTCAGCAGCGAAAGATATGACGGCACCGGCTCAGCGTTCATTGCTGGAGCAGATAAAGCCAGACCCGTCACAACCTAATTACGCCAGCAGCATGCAGCGCTGGGAGCGTTTCGGTAAATTCGTTGACAGCAACATTAAGGCACAGGAGAAAACCTTTTCCGCAAACCGCCTGGAGCTTTCCATACAGAATAACTTCCCGTTGGATCCGACCGACAAAAACAATCAGGAGGCAGCGGACAACTACTTCGAGAAAAACTTGCAATCCGGTTTCAGTCTGCGTGATGAAAACAGCCTGAATGCTGTTGCTGAACTTTCCTCGCGTACCGGCATTATTCCGTCTCAGGTAAAAACAATCTTCAATACCGGTGCAACATCCAAGGATCCCGAGGTGGTTCTGCCGATTGCCAAAATGTACGGGCAGATTTTTGATAATAACCCGGCAGCAGTAACTGATATGCCGTCCTCAACCATGGCCTATTACACCAAAGTGTACGAACTTAACCGCGCCGGAATGCCTGAAGATAAGGCAGTCGAAACAGCGTACCGACTGACTTATGAACAGGACGACCGTACCAAGCAAATGATCGCAGCACAGGTTCGTGACAAGGATTATATGAAGGGCCGCGATAAAGCGGCACAGGCAAATATCAATAGCTTCTATACGCTCGGTGGGTTTTCGTCTCCGGGTGCGGATAAACCTGGCATCAATAACCGTGAATACCTGCGTGATTACCAGACGCTTTATGATGCCAACTTCGCCGAAACCGGTGGTGACGCAAAACTGGCTCAGAAAATGACTGATGCTCAGGTGAAAAAGACCTGGGGTGTCACCTCAGTAAACGGTAAAGAAGAAATCATGAAATACGCTCCGGAAGCTGCTTATGGTATTACGTCATCCGGTGCTGGTAACTGGATTAAGGGGCAATGGGAAGAGGATAAAAAACAGCTGGCATCAAAAGTATTCGGCGGGCTGCCGGAAGATGCAGAAATCGTTCTGGTACCGGATGCTGTTACTCCACGTGATCTTAGTTATGGCGTAATGGTTAAACAAACTGGCAGTGACGATGTACCAATTTACCTTCCGTACTATGGTGACAACGGGCAGTTGGTTCGCTTTAAGCCAGATCAGGCAACATCACCGATGTACCGTGAAATCATGGAAGAAAAAGAGCAGAGCGTCAGAGATGCGGCAGCAGAACGCCAGCGCTTGGAGAGTAAGGCGGAAGCGGACAAAGCCAGCGATGAGCGCCGTGATGCGCTTCGTGAGCAGTACAAAAATGCACACGACAAACGCGTTAATAACCTGAGTAACTATTTTTCATGGGGTAAAAAATAATGCCAATCTATGAGATGGAACCGGAACGCATCCTGCCTGCTGACGTAAACGCCATACAGCAGCCTGAGCCGGTATATGGTGATAACGAAAAACCATCCTGGTATGCGCCACTGAATCCGCTCGATGACAGCAACGAGACAAAACGCCTGCGTGACGCTGCATTCCGGATTGATAACTCTGTCGGCAGTCTGATTGCTACCATGCCGTTTAATCAGTTTGAGGCGGTAGATGGCTATAACCCGTTTGAAGACGATAATACACTGGCGGGATATGAAGATTATGCAGATGCGTTTATTCACTCTCAATCGCCGTTGGAAACGTCAGCTATCAAGCAGCGCATAGATCGCCAGATACAGGACAGAAAATTGCTGGCAGAGGCTGGCGGCGCCGGATTTACCAGCAGTCTGGCTATGGGGGTGATTGACCCGATAAACGTAGCAGCGACTTTTATTCCCGGTGGGCTGGCGGTACGCGGCGGAAGTGTGGCCAGAACTGCCGGTACTCTGGCGCTATCAAACGCCGGTGCCGGAGTGTTGTCAGAAACGGCTCTCAGTGCAACACAGGAAACACGGACGCTGACAGAGAGTGCGCTTAACGTTACATTTGATGCCACCCTAGGCGGCGTGATGGGATCCGCAATTCAGCTGGTTAAAAACCGTGGCGCGTTGGCTGCTAAATTCCGTAATGATGTGATTGGCGAACAACAAACTCAACCACAAAATATTCCAAATAATATTCCCGGAGACAGAAGCATCGGTGCAGCTGAGGTGTTCGATACTACGCTGGAACAGGAAGCGATAAAGGGACCATCTTTTGTTAACAGAACAATGAATGTCAGCCCGGTGGGCCGTGTTGCACAATCACCGTCAAAAATCGCCAGGCAGGTTAACCAGCAATTGGCCGAAAATAATTTCACCTATGCAAAAAACGAAGAGGGGATCGCTTCGTTCGGCGCGGTTGAGACTGCTGTGCGCCGCTTTGATGCGCTGGTCTATAAACAGGTTGAGTCCACCCGCGACTATTACAAACAGTATAAGCAGGCCGCCCGTACCGGTGGCGATACCCGTATGAGTCATATTGAGTTCAGCGAGGCGGTGGGGGATGCTATGCGTAATGGTGATCAGCATGCCATACCACAAGTAGCGGAAGCAGCACGCGCAATTCGCCCTATCGTTGAGCAGACAAAAAATCACATGGTGGAATTAGGTATTTTGCGCGAGGGCGTAAAAGTTACCACAGCAGAAAGCTATTTTCCGCGTATTTATAAATTTGACAAAATACTCAGTGACCGGTCTGAGTTTAAAAAGGTTATCGCGGACTGGTTAGGCGAAACAAATCAGATTGCTGTTAACAAAGCGCAGGGCAGTCTTGATAAAGCGGTTGCCGGTATTGAACGTGCAGAAAATGCCCGGCCGGCAGCCGAGAAACTCGGCGCTGAAATTCGCGAGGCGGAAAGCTGGTCCGGTAAAAAAACAGAACTGCTGTCAGAGGTCGATAAAAACATCCGGCTGATCGGCGAAAAACAGGCGGTTGCTGATGAAATCAGTGCCCTGAGAGGATTGGATAAGCAGACAAAGAAACAGGCAAAACGCCAGGCGCAACTGGAAAGAAAGTTGTCTGCAATTGACAGCGCAGAGCAGAGTTTACCGAAACTACAGCGCCACCTTGAGATCCTGGATAAACCGCGTCAGTTCCGCAATGAATACGCACGTCTGTCCCGTCATGCCAATTCACTGACCCGCTTTGACCGCCGCCGTCAGGCAGCCATGCGCCGCATGGAGCCAATGGCTCGTGAAGAGCTTGAGGCGGCGGCTGACGATATTATCAATAAAATCATCGGCGCACCCGCAGGCATTGTTCCAGGAGAACTGATCCCGGACGGACTGACAAAGCACGCTGGCTTCACAAAGGCACGAACCCTGAACATCCCCGACGAACGGATAAAAGATTTCCTGGAATCGGATGTGAATTATGTGATGGAAAACTACATCCGCCAGGTGGCCCCGGAAATCGAACTGACAAAACGGTTTGGCCGCGTTGATATGGACGGCCAGATAAAAGCGATCACGGAGGACTACAATCGCCTGATATCCGAAGCTGCCACACCAAAAGAGCGGGCAAAACTGGAAAAGCGCCGCGATGCGGATTTACGGGATATCCGGGCAATGCGCGATCGCCTGCTGGGAACCTACGGTGCACCGAAAGATCCGTCCAGTTTCTTTGTCCGTGCCGGTCGCGTGGCGCGTCACGTTAACTTCCTACGGCTGCTGGGCGGCATGACTATTTCGTCACTGCCAGATATGGCCCGTCCTATTATGCAGCACGGCCTGCGCTCGGCACTGAAACCCCTCGGCAAGATGATGACGGACATCAGTAAGATGCGTATTGCCAAAGCGGATCTGCGGGAGATGGGGATCGGGCTGGAATATGCATTGTCCAGCCGGTCAAAAGTGATTGCGGACCTGAATGACCCGTACAGCCGCCGGTCATTCCTGGAGCGCGGGCTGGAATGGTCATCACAGAAATTCGGTAACTTCACGCTGATGAACCAGTACACTGATACCATGAAAATGTGGTCTGGGCTTATCACTCAATCCAAAGTGCTGAATGCGGCCAACGCCATTGCTGGTGGTAAAAAGCTCAGTAAAAAAGAGATCACTAAGCTGGCACATATTGGTATCGATGAATCCATGTTGCACCGCATTGCTGATCAGTACAGTCGCCACGGTGAGGATCTGGACGGGCTGCTGACTGGGCATAGCCATCTGTGGGATGACAGAGTAGTGCGGGAAGTGTTCCAGTCAGCGATACTGAAAGATGTACGCACCACGGTGATTACACCAGGTATCGGCGATACACCGCTAATGATGAGCAGTGAGTTGGGTAAAATTGTGATGCAGTTTAAAACCTTCTTTTTTGCCACCCATAACCGCGCGCTAGTATCCGGTATTCAGTCCGGTGATGCCTCGTTTTATTACGGTGCGTTATTACAGGTCGGGCTGGGGTCACTGGTTTACGTGCTGAAATCTATGATGGCCGGACGGGAAATAAACACCGATCCCGCCAACCTGGTTAAAGAGGGGCTGGATTGGTCAGGCATGCTGGGCTGGTTAGGGGAGCCGAACAACGTACTGGAAAACCTCAGCGGTGGTACCTACGGCATGAGTGCTATGTTTGGCGGCCCACCAGCATCACGCTATCAGAGCCGTAACGGTATCGGCGCATTGCTGGGGCCGACATTCGACCTGGGCGGAGATATCAAAAATATCACTGCCGGTGTGTTGAATGGTGAATTTGATGATCGCGAAGTGAGATCTGTACGCAAGTTATTGCCTTTCCAGAACCTGTTTTATTTGGCACCATTGCTTAATCAGGTTGAAGAACAGATGAAATAACAGGTGGGTTACATGGCGATATGGAGCAACAAGGATAAATTACATGCCATCCAGCGCGAATACGATAGCGCAATGGTAAGTTATACAGCATCAAAAGTGGTCACAGCGGCATCAATTATCGGCGTGGTAGCGTCATTTCTTTTTATGAAAAGCGAGGCTGTCATGTTTGTGTTTGTTACTATTGGTGCTACGCTTTATCTCTTTCATTGTCGCGATAAATTAAAAAAAGCTGAATATGTTATGGATGACGCTTGTATGTCCCTATTTGGCAAGAGATACAAGCAGTCATCTACTGATTTAGCTAATCATATCTGCAAGTTATAACAAAAACACCGGCATAACCGGTGTTAATTACCACGACCAGATCACTTCTTCAGTGCGGACAACGCAAATTCCAGCCCGGTCCGCACGGTATCTTTCTGCTTCTCCGTGTGTGTAACGTAATTTTTCAGCGCCACCAGCTCTGTCATAGGACCTGATACATCATGACCATCCTGATCCATTTCCCGCAGTAACTCCTCGAGCATCGATGTGATGGAAAGCTGTTTAATTCCGTCATCGTCATTTACTTTTTCTGCATAGTTTTCAGGCGATTGATACACATATTTTTGTTTCATTTCAGATTCCTTTATTGTGCATGATTGCCTTTGTTATCATATATGTATGATGTATTTTTGTTTATTATTTTGGTTATATATTCAATAAAAACAAAACCATTATTCCGTATATGTATTGTTTTGGCTATCCTGTCAGTATTAACCAGGAGAAAAAGCCATGACCGTATCGACCGAACTTAGCCATGAAGAGTACACCGGCAACGGTGTCACCACTGATTTCGACTTCCGTTTCCGTATCTTTGAAGCCAAACACCTCGTTGTATCCATTGCGGACACTAACGGAACCGAGCGCATCCTGACAAATGGTACTGACTACACGCTGCGCGGTGTAGGCTCATACCGTGGCGGGAAGGTAATTTTAAAAATGCCATTGGCAACAGGCTGGAAAATCGGGATTGCCCGTGATCTTCCGGCCGTTCAGGAAACCGACCTGCGTAACCAGGGGAAATTTTTTGCAGAGGTGCATGAGGATGCTTTCGACTACCTCACCATGCTGATCCAGAAGTCGCTGGGGTATCTGTCACTGTGCCTGCGTAAGCCGAGTTTTATCTCTGATCACTACGATGCCAAAGGCAATAAAATTTCCAACCTCGGAAAGCCGGTAAAGGACGGTGATGCGGTTGATCTCAGCACGATGAAGGAGCACATCAGCGCGAAAGATAAACGCTCTCTGCGTGTTGCAGATAAGGATATTCCGGCATTGCCTAATACCGCTAATCGTGCCAATAAGCTATTGTCGTTTGATAACATCGGGAATCCGGTTGTTATTGTGCCTGAGTCCGGAAGTGCTGCGGATGTTTTGACTGAGTTGGGAAAACAGGATGGTTTCGCGCTGATAGGTGGCCTGACAGAAAACTACCTTCGCGTCTTCGATAATGTCGCTGCAATGGTAGCGGAAATATCACTGCCACTTGGGGCAACGGTTAAAACACGCGGATATTACACGATTAATGATGGTGGGGAGGCTGAGTACACAGTAACCAACGCTGCAGCA